CAGGCTCATAACCTGACCCCCTGTCTGATCATTTACAACCGGCAGGGCGGGGAAACGCTTCTGGAGCTTTTACGGGATCAGCAATGTTCCGGCGTGATCCTTCTGATCCCTGCGGATTTCAGCCGGGAACTGCCGGATCTTGCATCCTCCGGACTCCCGGTCATGCAGGTGGACGAAGCTTCCTCCATCCCGACGGTCGGCTTTATTGACAATGACTCCTATTCCGGTTCGCTTGCCGCAGTCCGTCACCTGCTTTCGCTCGGGCACCGGAACATCGCCTATTTTTCCGCCGGACAGCCTACCTTGAATCACCTGCAGCGTCTCAAAGCCTACGAAAACGCCTTGTCGGAACAGGCACTTTCCCCGCTCATTCTGTCAAGGTATCACACGCCGGAAGAGCGCCTGCAGCTTCTCCGGCTCAATCTCCGCTCCCATCCGGAAATCACGGCGGTTATGACAACGAATGACGACCTTGCCCAGTTAGTGCTGCGGGCGGCAGCCGACCTCAACATCCGCATCCCGGAAGAGCTTTCGGTCATCGGTTTCGACGATTATCCGTTAAGCGCCAGCCTGTGCCCGTCTCTGACGACGGTCCGCCACCCCAGCCGGGAAGCGGGTGCCCGCGCCGCGGAATCAATCGGCAATTACCTCGCTTCAAACGGCAGGATCCCGCTTCAACGCGACATTCTCCCGACAACCTTGATTCTCCGTTCTTCAACGGCTCCGGCAAAAAATATAAAAAATCTTATGAACTCCGCTTGCAAAAAATAAGGTATGCAGTATATTAATGACATCATCAGCAATGCTGACTGATTTATCGGAGTGTAGCTCAGCCTGGTTGGAGCGCTACGTTCGGGACGTAGAGGTCGCAAGTTCGAATCTTGTCACTCCGACCATTTTTAAAATCTTATCCGTCAACTGCTTACGGTTGACGGATTTTTTATTTTCACACAACGTGCTGACACTTCGGCAATTGCGTGTTCTCCGTTCCATTCCTTGGCTTCGTGCAGAGAAGGCTTTTTCGGCTGATTTTGAGCTTGTTCCGCCTTCGTCGGGCGCGTGTTCTCCGTTTGTGGTTTGACCTCACTTTACGGTTCCTCGGAGAATTGAGCTGAAACGGGATGGCGTAAAGTGAAAATATCGTTTCTCCCGCCTGTGGTGAAACGAATCTTTGCAAACTATTCTCCGCCGAAAAACGGTGAATGATTTTGAGTTGGAAATAACCACCCCTTGTTTGCCAAATGTAGTACCACAACGTGCTTTTCTGTATGCGAAATGCAACTTTTCTTTTGAACAAAAAAATGCCCGTCAACGATGTTCCAAGTCGCTGACGGGCTTTTGTTATTCTTGCTTAAACAGGTATTCGAACTGGTCATCCCATACTTCCGGGATAGGACCGCGCAGGGGTTCCAAGGACAATCTTGACGGGTAGTCGCCACTGATAATTTTATGAATGACCGCCGGTGCGAGCATGGAGAGTCGAATGACACCAGCGACATTTCCGGCATCCCTGCCGATGCTCTTTGCCAGTTCCCTGACGTTGGGAAACCTCCCTTCGTCGATGAGTGCTTGCCACCGTCGGCCGCGCGCTATGGCGACGATGAAAGGATCGCTGCTATTCGGTTCGGAATCTGGAACTACTATTTTTCGGCGGTTGGCCATGGTTCGAAATATCAGCGGAACGGTAATTCTGATGTTTCCGTTTTCCAATTCTTCAATCTTCCTCTTCGGCATAAAGTGCCTCCTCTATCATTGATTTCACTCCATTGGTTCGTATTTCCAGCGTCAACCCGTCCTCGCGGATTTCCGCCTTTTCGACCAGCAGTTCCGCCAGTCTCTGTTTTTCGCCGTTGACCATTTCATCCCATATGCCTTTGCCGAACATTTCCATGATTTGTTTGGCTTCGATGCCAGTCATCCGCGACAGTGATGCGATGATTTCCGGCGATGCCAGGACCAGCTCCAACGGGTCATAAACCAGTTTCTCAACCTCACCGCTGGTTACCTGCTTGACCGGACAGGTCGATACGGGGCGTTTTGTGTCTTTCGTGCATTTGTAGTAGAAGTATTTTTTTTCGTGCCGCTTGGTGAATACCGGCATCATCGCGCAGTCGCAATGTCCGCACCGGAGGATTCCCTTCAACGGTGCGATTGTTTCCAACCGACTGGAATGGTCCGTACATGGCGCATTGTTTTTCATAAACTCATGAGCCTGATTCCAGACTGCCTCGTCCAAGAAACCTTCCTGCTCGCCTTCGACCACTTTGCCCTTGTAATTCACCTTTCCGATGTAGGTGTAGTTATTCAAAATTCGGTAAACCTGCGTTGTGTCCCAGCATTTCCCATGTTTCGTTGTGATGCCGTCTCGATTCAGTTTCAAGGCGATTTGTTTTGGCGATTGGATTTCAAGGAATCGGCTGAAGATAAGCTTGACTGTTTCGGCCTCTTCCGGGACGATGATAAGGTGCTTATTTTCGACGCGGTACCCCAGCGGAAGCGCACCGCCAACCCATTTACCTTTCAGTCGGCTGGCGGCCATTTTATCCCGCACACGCTCGGTAATCACCTCGCGCTCGAACTGGGCGAACGTGATGAGAATATTCAGCATCATCCGTCCGCTGGACGTGTGGGTATTTATTTCTTGCGTGACCGAGACGAACGCCACATCCCATTTATCGAACTTTTTGGAGAGTTCGGCAAAATCGCATATGGAGCGGGACAACCGGTCGATTTTATACACGACAATAATGTCGATTTTTCCGGTCTCGGCATCTGCCAGCAACTTTGTCAATCCGGGACGGTTGGTGTTGCCGCCGGAGAAGCCGCCATCGTCATAGCGGTCCGGCAGACATATCCAACCATTGGATTTCTGGCTGGCAATGTAATTTTCACCAGCTTCGCGTTGCGCGTCCAGACTGTTGAATTCCTGTTCCAGACCGTTTTCCACCGATTTTCTGGTGTATATGGCGCATCGCTTGGTTTCAATTTTATTTTTTACCATATCAGCGCACTCCGAAGAACAGTTTGCCGTTCCAGCGAGTGCCGGTGATTTTGCGGGCGACCGCCGAAAGCGATTTGTATCTATTCCCATCATATTCAAAAGTTCCGTCGCCTATTGCGATGACCTCGTGCATGATGCCCTTCCAAACGCGGCAGAACCGCGTTCCCGGTGTTTTGGTCAGCCTTCTGGCAGGACTTGTTCTAAGTTGGCCAGCGGGTCGTTGTCCGCGATGGTATCAAGAATTTCGGCATCGGCGGCGGACAGCCCGCCGAAGTAAATTTCCTGCAACCGGTATGCGATTCGTTTTCGCAGATTGCGTGGCGATGTCTGGCCGCAATCGAAGCCATGCAGTTCCAAAAACTTGGCCTGCAACTCCGGCATTGACATGCTGTTCGCTACGTCTATTTGCTTACGAATCAGTAGCTTTTTGTCTGTTTTCATTGTTTTTCAACTCCTTCCGACGTTACATTACATAAGCGTGCCTGAGGCTCTTTATCCAATCGTTTCGCCTCAATTCTCCGAATTATTCCAGACAAAAGATGAAGCGCCTGTCGAATATCCATCGGGTAGTTCTCAATCCCTGTTACAGGCTTGAGTTTGCGTTTTTTTCCCAATGCGTTCTCCATTAGAAACCTCCCTTGCAAAAATCAGCAAGACCGGCTTCGACAAACACCTTGCGGGTGGGAAGAAGATATTTTTTTCGAAAGGCTGTCCGGCTAATTCCGTACATATGGGCAAGGCTTGAAATGGTTTCACCGGCAAGAATTGCACGGCAAATACGCTGTGATTCGGGTGGCAATTGAGTGATAGCATATTCTTTACTATCTCTCAAATCGAGACTTTCAATTCTTGGACGGACGCGATTTCCGAGACTCATTTCAGCATCATCAGAATCAATCATATCGCCATACTCATCTCCATTGGCATTGACGACGAGATCAATAGAAAGCATTTCAACAGGCTCATTGTCCTGCCTTCTGACTGCTGCGTCGATCATGTTTTTAGCGCGATTTGCCAAGACGCACCTGGCAAATGTATACTTGTTGCTTTGCATGAAATCAAAATTCTTTTGTGCATTCCAAAGCATGATAGACAATCTTTGGTAGATATCCTCCTTTATGTTTTCTGGGAACAAACCGGTTTTCATCAAATAACGGACTTTTTCCATAATGAGTTTTCTGATACGCTTGTCGAAATAATCGGTGTCGACAGCACGGGTGGAATCCGCTTTATTAGCGGCGAACGAAAGATTGCCAGATTTCATGTGGCCTTCTCCTTGATTGAGCGGAGAGGCCTTTCTGGAACTTCCGGAAAGTTTGAACCTCAACCGCCGTCAAGGCTGAAGGCGCGACTTTTTGAATCGCATCTTACGACTTTTTGAGTCGTAACGTTTTTTTCAAAAAAAAAGCAAAAAAAAGACCGCCTGCATCTGAATCTCAAATGCGGCGGTCTAATAATTACTGAAGCAGCTTATGAAACAGTCCAGTGAATCTCTTGATTCGGACATCTGTATACCGGAGCGTTCCCAAAAGAAATGTATTTTTTCAGGTGTTCAGCCATCGGCTCGTCAAATTTTCGAATTTTCTTTATGACATTATGAACGGAACGATACACCTTGTCGTACTTCCTTTTCCCCATTATATTTAATTTTCTCGGTTTCCCGTTTTTGTTAAGAGATGCAGATAAGTACTTTACAATCTTGTCATACTCTTCTTGGGCTTTTGCTTTTTCTGCTTCGTCGAAGAAGTCATCTGCCTCCAAGTCAGCTTTCAGTTCTCTCAATTTAGCGCGAACAGAATCTCTTGCTTCAAGCGAGATCGTTTCGAACTCTTCATCGTTTTGTCTTTCAATAAGATTTGCTTTTTCGTCTGCATCCATCAGCGTTTCATCAACTGCTGATTTTGGAATAAAGTCCTCTATGGAAAAATCCTTACAGGGATTGGAAAGCAACAATCTGATGGCATCGCATCCCTCGGCATGCGTTAAAATGTTATCCTCTCCGCCGTTGAAACGTAATTCCCATGCGTCGCCGCGTCTGCGAAAAACATAATCTGGCAACGGAACTGGCACTTGTTTTACCTCAACAACACGTGATTGAGTTTTTCTGGTAAGCAAATACGTCAAGCAATCGTCTGGCAGTGGATTATCGGGATCACTGAGCCGATCAGAAAAACGGGAAGACTGTGCGTATTTAATAACGGATAGAATGTCTTTTGCAAGGCGTTGATAAAGACGATAGATATCCTGTGCCGCATTTAACGGGTCTTTCCCCATATACAGCAGTGCGGTGTTGATTTCTGGAAATTCCAGCTGAAACTGGCTGTAATTCATGTTTTGGATTTGTTTGCCTCGAAGAAAAAACGAAGCTAACAAATTTTTATTCGGGGCATCAAAATGGTCTTCATAATCCTTATGATGCACATCAACCGATTCTGTGAAAAAATCCGTGCTGTAGTCTTTTTCATCATCAAAGCGTTCGGCATCAGCGGCTATAATGGCAACACGGCGATCAATACACTGAGAGCAGACACCACAATGCTTGGATATTTTTGTCTGCTGCCACGAATGCGCACAGCTCATGGATTCTTTTATTAGATCACCGCATTTGTATTCGATGATCATCTTTACAATATCAGACTTTGTTTTGTCAATAAAAGGATTGCAAACTATGAAATCAGGCTTGTCAGAAATTTTCCGAAAAAGTTTCTGAAAGAAAAAAAGTGTTTGAGGGTGAGTGGTTCTTGTTGCCTTGCCGCCAACAACCTGTGGACTCATCGGTAAATTCAGGCTCACTGGACCGTTTTCGTAAAAACGAACCTCATTGATATTCAGCAAGTCGGCGATAACAGCTGCAAACGCAAAATAGAGAATCGAACGAGTCCGCTGGGTGTATTCACGTGAAAGTTCTCCTGCTTTCCCTGCCTTGAATGTAAAGAAAATTCCTTGGTCGCCGCTTCGCCGCTTTAATTCTGTCTCAATATGCTCATAGCGATCTTTATGTTTGGTCGCGGATTTGTGGCGTACCAAAACAGTCTGTTTACCATCTCCAAGTAGCGATTGGATTGCGCCACCCAAGGAGTCAAGGCCGCCTGAAAACAGCATGACTCGCTCCGGTTTTCGAGTTGCTCCCATTTGGTTGTCAAACACAAGATATTGCTGCTCAGGGTGTGTTTCTGTCATTTGGACGAATTGAAAACAAAAGCAGTCATCGGAAATGAAGCGCAAGAGACGTTCCAGCGTTTTTCGGACATCCAGTCGATTCCAGAAATCAAAATCTTGGACGGCTATTATCATGTTAAATTTTCTATGCCACATTTTTCCATGCGGATCGACGCGCCCTTGACATCTGACCTTACATTGATCGGCAACATAGATGAAAGTTGCGATTTCTATGAAATCGATAAGGCGCGGGCTTACCTCTTGGAAGTATTCCTTAAATAGGGATACTTGTGGGAATACATTCATGAGATCAGAACCAAAAAGATTCAATCTCTCATCGCAGTCACCGTTATAGGAGGCGTGATTGCATACGATTGTTGCCTCGTTGTTAGTCTTTGCCATATTTCAAGGCCCTCAGCATCTTCATAACCATGAAATTTGCGTGTTTCTTCATGGTTATTTCGTTCATGTCTTTAAGTTGATATTGGTGTTTTCCAAGCCATTCCGTTGCGTAAACTCGATGGACCTTGGCGGTTTCATAGCAGTATTGTTCCAAGGCTTTATATGCTGCCGTAATTTCATGTATAGATGAAACCCGCTGTTCGACTCCAGCCAGGTTCGGTACAATTTGTGCAAGATACGATTTTATACTGCGAGCCGTGACTTGAGAAATAAAACTCTGATTCATTTCGGAAAAATTAGCTCGTGTACCAAAAGAATTGAAAACACTAATATCCGGTCGTTCAATAAGTCCAGGGATATCCTGCGAGCGTTCATTTTCGGCACATTGAGACACGGCATTGCACAGCGCAAGTTTTGCAAACTCTCCAATTTCATTCTTAACGGAATAATTCTGCCATGCTACATCATCGACTGCTTCTCCGAGTTTGGCAATCAATTCCTGCGTGGACGGTACTTCGGAAAGCTCGATTCCACAATTTCGCATATATCCGAGAAAATCACCGCTTTGAGCCGCGATTCCCATTTGAACAAGCAATTCAACTGACTTCTGATAGGCTGCATCCTGGGTTACATTTTCATAATTAAAACCTTCAGAAGCGGCATCAAGAACCATCTTCGAGACCTGCTCTGTTCCAGCGCCAAGACAAAATGAGGCTACGACATCCTTCCACTTCTGACTTCGATTGAGTCTTCCGATGCGTGTATGCCCCATTTTGCGTTCCCCGTTATAATTCAAATATAAAGTAAAAAGGGGAGAGAAAGCCCACTTGATCTTTGGGATCAAGCCATTTTGAAAGCATCTTTTCGTTATGCATAACTGTTTTCCTTAATTTTTCGCATGACCTCCAGAAGCTGCATAACCTGATCAGATGACAATTCCGCTGCTCCTTGAATCAGCTTAAAGAGCATTCCTTGGTGTTCGAGCAAAATTTTTTTCAATTCCGGGTCTACATGATTCGCTTTAGAAAGAAGAAGATATTTGTCAATTCCGAGCTCTTCTGCAATCCGAACTACTTTTTCGGCGCGCGGTGGCTGAAATTCATCCGTTTCCGCTTTGCTTAAAAAGGTTGGACTGATACCAACTTTAAAAGCAAATTTGCGCAGAGAAAAGTCAGAATCGCTTTTTCTGCGTTCCAAACGGGCTGCTCGAACTATTTGTCCGAATGTTCGTGGATCATCCATCAGTGTTTCCTTGGATTGTTTCTTTGCGTTTAATATACATTAAACATAAATAAAATACAATCAAAAAGACTTTTTTTCTGTTTTTTTTGAAAAAAAACGCATTTTGGGGTTCCACCCCCCTCGAAAAATCTGAATAGGAATGGTGAAGGGCAATGATGCTCCTTTGAAAAACACAAGGAACAAAATGGAAAGTAACAAATTTATTCTTCTCATTCCAGCAGCGGAATACCATGCTGAATCAAGAGCTGGGCGCTACATGTCATCGCACCTGCTGGCGGATTTTCGGGGAAGTCCGGCTCTCTACCGCAAAGAAATCCTCGGCGAAATCGAGGATACCGAAAGCCCTGCGCTTGCCCTTGGTCGTGCCGCCCACAGCCTCATTCTCGAAGGACGTGCGGCGTTCGACGAGGAATTCACGGTGGCTGACGGCCCTGTGAATCCGAAAACCGGCGAACCGTTCGGCAAGACCACGAAAGCCTATGCTGAATGGCGTTCGACGCAGGACCGTGAAATCGTCTCCGGCAAGGACTTCAATTTCATTTTGCGCCTGCAGAAGAGCGTCTGGCTTCATCCAGTCGCGTCCGAGCTGCTGGTCGACGGCGTGGCCGAGGGTGTCATCCGAGCGGAATACTGCAGCGTTCCGTGCCAAATCAGAATGGACTGGTTCTCGGAGAAGTTCGGGCTGGTCGATTTGAAAACCTGCGATTCGCTCCGGTGGTTTGAATCCGACTGCCGACGCTACGGATACATCTTCCAGATGGCGTTCTACCGGGCGGTCATCCGCAAGGTTACCGGACGGAATGTTCCCGTCCATATCATTGCCGTGGAGAAAAACGAACCGTTTTCGACCGGCGTTTGGAAACTGACTGACGAGGTGCTTGACCTTGCCGAACTGACGAACAAGGCGGCACTGGAACGCTATCGGCATTGCCTCGTCTCCAGCAACTGGCCGACCGGCTACGAAGAAACCCGAATTATCGACACACTCTAAAATAAAGGAAAACAACAATGGGAATGCTTGAAAACATTCAGTCCGGGCGGGAGAACAAACCGCCGCGCATCATGATTTACGGCTCTGAAGGCGTGGGCAAATCCACATTCGGAGCATCCGCACCCAACGCCATCTTCGTGCAGACGGAAGACGGGCTGGGAGAAATTAACTGCAAAAAGTTTCCGCTCGCTCGATGCCTGTCGGAGGTGCTGGCGGAACTGACCGCCCTCCGCGACGAGCAGCACGATTTCCAGACCGTGGTCATTGACAGCGCCGACTGGCTGGAACGGCTGATTTTCGATGAGGTCTGCCGGGAATTCGGTGTCCGCAATATTGAGAAAGCGGACGGCGGTTACGGGCGTGGATACACCCATGCTCTCACCCACTGGCGAAAAGTCATTGCGTTGCTGGACGCGCTTCGGGAAAAGCGGAATATGATGTGCATTCTGGTGGCTCATGCCAAGGTCGAGCGCTTTGAAGACCCGGAAAACGCCGCCTACGACCGCTACACTCCGCGTCTCCACAAACACGCCGCCAGCCTGATTGCCGAGTGGGTGGATGCCGTGCTGTTCGCCAACAAGAAGTTCCGAGTGCAGAAGGAAAACGCGGGATTCAGCGGTGAACGAGCCATCGCGGCTCCCGTTGGAGCGGACGGCGGAGAACGAATTATCCGCACGGTCGGCAGTCCAGCCTGCATCGCCAAGAACCGTTTCGGTCTGCCGGCGGAGATTCAGCTCTCCTGGCATGCCTTTATCGACGCCTATAAGAAAGCATTGGAGGAAAATCATGAGTAAATGCGGAGAGAAAACCGAAATCTACAGCCGCGTCACCGGCTACTATCGCCCGACCAGCAGCTGGAATAAGGGCAAGCAGGAAGAATTCAAGGATCGCAAAACGTTTGAGGTGAAAAAATGTCCGAAAAAATAATCACGGCGCATCACCATCTGACCTGTGACCTCTGCGGTTGGCGAATCCAGAAAGGAACGCAGTGCCGGATGGTCCGGGACGATTTCATGCCGTTTCTGGCATTCTTCGAGCATATGCGCTGCCCGTCCGCTCCGGCGGTCGTGACCGACAGGAAACCAAAGCATCCGATTCATATCAATAAACAAGCCATGGCATTGGCGTAACCGAAAGGACTATAAAATGTCGACACTCAATTTTAACGCAAACGAAGTCGAACCCTCGGTCGGATTTGAAGCGATCCCCGCAGGGAAATACACTGCTCTCATCTCCGATTCCGACCTGAAAACCACAAAATCCGGGACGGGCAAATATCTGCAGCTGGAATTTGAAATCCAAGGCGGAGAGTATCACGGACGGAAACAGTGGAGCCGCCTCAATATCGAAAACCCGAATGCGAATGCCGTCCGCATGGCTCGTGCCGATCTCTCCGCAATCTGCCGGGCAGTCAACATTCTCACGCCGCGTGATTCGGTTGAACTTCACAATCTGCCGATGGTCATCATCGTGCGTTGCCGAAAGAATGACGAAGGTGAAATCACCAATGAAATCAAGGGCTACGAGCCTCGTCCCGGCGTCGCATCCACTCCCGCTCCGGTGGCGGCTTCGCAGAATGCGTCCGCATCCACTCCGCCTTGGGGAAAACGTTGACGCGGGAATTTGAACTGCCGTGGCCGCCGAGCGTGAATCATTATTACAGGCATGTCGGGTCGAGAGTCTTGATAAGCCGAGACGGACGGAAATACCGGGAGATGATCGTCGCCCGGTTCCGTTCGGAGAATGTGGTGACCTTCCATTGTCCGGTGGAAATCTCCATCGAGCTGTATCCACCGGACAACCGGAGACGGGATGCCGACAATTCTCTAAAGTGCCTGCTGGACGCATTCACGCACGGCGGACTGTACGATGACGATTCACAAATTATCCGGATTGTCGTGACGAAACGTGAACCAATGCCGCCGGAAGGCATGGCATATATAAGGATTAGGGAATGGACAGAAGACAAAACAGCGGACGCAGATGCCAAATTGTTCAGGAATTCGTGAAAACGATTTCCAGCGACACCCAGCGGCTGGTCTGCTTTCTCTATATGAATGGATATGGCGATGGCGAAATTCGCCGGACGCTTCATCTGCCCTATCAGACGCTCGATGCGGTAAAACTGCAGCTGGCGTTCGATCTGAAAAAGGCCGGAATCCGGCTGGCGGAGGCGTAAATGATTCTGCGGCCATATCAACAGGCTGCGGTTGATGCGGTCTACAACCATCTCCGCAGTCGGGATGACAATCCGTGCGTGGTCTTGCCGACAGGCACGGGAAAGTCGTTGGTCATCGCTCAGATTGTCCGCGATGCCGTGGCACAATGGAACGGGCGCGTACTCATTCTGGCGCACGTCAAAGAATTGTTGGAACAGAACGCCGGAAAGATTCGCGCACTCTGCCCGGAGCTGAAAATCGGCATTTTTTCCGCCGGATTGAAAAGCAGGGATACAGAGGAATCCGCCATCGTGGCTGGCATCCAGTCGGTTTACGACAAAGCCTGCGATCTCGGTGCGTTTGACCTGATTATCGTTGACGAGGCGCATTTGATCGCGCCGGAGGGGGACGGAATGTACCGTTCGTTTCTCAAGGAGATGAAGGTTATCAATCCGAACGTCCGCCTCATCGGGCTGACGGCGACGCCGTTCAGACTCAAGGGCGGTCTTATCTGTCAACCGGAAAATCTGCTGAATGCCGTCTGCTACGAGGCCGGACTCAAGGAAATGATCGCGCAGGGATACCTGTCGCCGCTGATTTCCAAAGCCGGACGAGCCGAAGCGCAACTGGATAACCTTCATGTTCGCGGCGGTGAATTTGTTGCCGATGAAATTTCGGCGGCAATGGACAGATCTGAACTTGT